GAGTTGGTGACGGCGGCGTGGCATTTGTTTGGCGGCGTGGGGCCTGTGATGGCAGTCGTGAGACGGGAGACGGGAGACGAGAGACATGTTTACTTCACTCGAGATAGTTCTGATGCCGTTGACGGCGATCCTGATGCTGGCTTGGCTGTATCAGACGGGAAAGGCGGCACAGTATCGGCTGATGGCCGAACGATGCCAGATGGCGGTCGATGCAGCAAGGGACGCGATGCGTGATTTTGAGACAAAGTTGAATAAGCAAGGCATCTATCTCGACACCACGCCGCGATGCGGAGCCGAATGGCCGGAAGTTTTAGAGGAACGAGAAAAATGAAAATTTACATTGCAGGCAAGATCACGGGGCTTTCGGGCGAAGAGGTCGAGGCGGCGTTCATGTGGGCCGAGACGCTGATCGAAAAGGCCGGCCACACGCCGCTCAATCCGTATGCGTTGGTCGATCAGACGCCGGGACGCTCGTATATGGCGTCTCTGCTCGACGCCCTGCGGATCGTCGACGAACAGGCCGACGGGATCTATTTTCTCCCGAACTGGCACGACTCATGGGGAGCCATCAAAGAACTCGAATTCGCCAAACACGAATCCCTGCCCGTCTACTTCAACATCGAGGAACTGCCAAAGGCTTAAGAATTATGCACGGAGATATGAATACACAGAAATTGACAGACTACGAACGCTTTCTTGAGAGCAAGATCGTGAGGTTTCAGGCGTCGGGATTTGAGGTCGATAAATTGAATGAGAATCTATTCGATTTTCAAGAATATATCGTTCGCCTTGCTCTACGAAAAGGGCGATTCGCGATCTTTGCTGACTGCGGGCTCGGCAAGTCGCTGATGCAGCTCGTTTGGGCCGAACAGGTGCAGATACACACCGGCAAGTCCGTGTTGATTCTCGCGCCGCTTGCTGTCTCGGGACAGACGATCAAAGAAGGTGAGAAGTTCGGCGTCAAGGTCGAAAAGTATCAAGGCCAGACCGCGACCGGCATCTACATTACGAACTACGAACAACTCGAGCATATCTCGGTCAGAGACTTCGCTGGCATCGTGCTCGATGAATCCTCGATCCTTAAGAATTTCACCGGCGTTTATAAAAACCGATTGATCGAAATGTTCAGTGAGACGCCGTATCGACTTTGCTGCACTGCAACGCCGTCGCCGAACGACGTCATGGAGCTCGGTAATCACTCCGAATTCCTCGGGGCAATGTCAAGCAACGAAATGCTCGCGATGTATTTCGTTCACGATGGAGCCGATACAAAACAATGGAATCTGAAGAAGCACGGCGAAGCCGATTTCTGGGCGTATGTCGCGTCGTGGTCAGTAATGCTCGGAAAGCCGCAGGATCTCGGATTCGATGCAGATGGTTATGATCTGCCCGCGCTGAACTTCATCGAGAAAAAGATCGTCACAGAGAAAAAAGATAACGGGATGCTCTTCAATGAGGTCGCAGTATCGGCGACGAATTTCAACAGCGAACTGCGGCTGACGAAAGTCGAAAGGCTCGATCATGTTGCGGACATTGTGAATGGATCTGACGAGACTTTCATCATTTGGGTAAAACAGAACGAAGAGGCCGATTATGTCAGATCTATCGTTCCTGATGCCGTCGAGGTCCGCGGGAACGAGACGCCCGAAGCCAAAGAAAAGAAACTGCTCGATTTCGCGGCGGGAAAGTTTCGCGTACTTCTCACAAAAACCAAGATCGCCAGTTTCGGAATGAACTTTCAAAACTGTCATAACCAGATGTTCGCATCGCTCGACTTTTCATTCGAAGGCCTTTATCAGGCCATTCGCCGCTCGTATCGGTTCGGCCAAGAGCACGACGTCAATATCTATCTCGTCACAACCGATACGATGCAGAACGTGATCGACGCGATTGAACGAAAGGAAAAACAATTCAAAAATATGCAAGAAAATATGATCTCAGCGAGCAAGGTCTTTCAGACCGATCAGGTAAAAACGGGATACATCGGCACGCACGAACTATTTGAAAACGATGACTGCAAACTAGCTAAAGGCGACTGCGTTCGGCTGATCAAAGACGTGCCGGATGAATCGGTCGGTTTTTCGATATTCTCGCCGCCATTCGCGTCACTCTACACCTATTCGGACAAGCTGGAGGATATGGGAAACTCCGCGAATTATGATGATTTTCTATTCGCGTTCCGGTTTCTCACTGATGAGCTATTTCGCGTGATGCAGTCGGGCCGCAACGTCGCTGTGCACTGCATGGATCTATCCATTCAAAAAGGCAAAGAAGGCTATATCGGCCTGCGTGACTTCTCCGGAATGATATTGGCGGCGTTTGAAAAGGCGGGCTTTATCTATCATTCCCGCGTGACGATCTGGAAGAATCCGGTCACGGAAATGCAGAGAACCAAGGCTCTCGGATTGCTGCATAAACAGGTCAAAAAGGACTCGGCAATGTCACGCGTCGGAACGCCTGATTATCTGCTTGTCTTTAGAAAGCCGGGCGAACATCTGAATCCCGTTCGCTGCGATATCGATGTCGAAACGTGGCAGCAATACGCTTCGCCGGTCTGGATGGATATTGACTACGGCAAGACGCTAAACGGTCGCGAGGGACGCCATGAGAACGACGAACGGCACATCTGCCCGCTGCAGTTGCAAACGATCGAGCGTGCTATCCATCTGTGGTCAAACGAGGGCGATACCGTTCTCACGCCGTTCATGGGTATCGGTTCCGAAGTCTATCAAGCACTCAAAATGAAGCGCAAGGCGATCGGATTCGAACTCAAGGATTCTTATTTCGACATTGCCGTCAAAAATGCTGAAGGCGTTCTCGGAAGTCGCAGTCAAATGTCGATCTTTGACTTTATTGCTGATGACGAAATGGAGATGGCGGCGTAGATCTAATGGCGAAGCAGCGGTATATCAATACGGAGTTTTGGGATGACGAATATATTCTGTCGCTGCCGACGGCGGGGAAGTTGTTGTTTATTTACCTGTTCACGAACGCGAGGGCGACGGTGGCGGGCGTTTATCGGACGACGATCTCGCATATTACATTTCACACCGGGCTGACGATGATCGAGGCCGATAGCTGGATGCAGAAGTTCGAGGCGGACGGCAAGGCCATCTATCGCGACGGTTGGCTGATGATGACCAACACGATCAAGCACCAAAACACCAAAAACAGCAAGATCATGACCGGCATCAACGAGGTGCTGAAAGATTGCCCGCAATGGGTCATAGATAGGTTATCTATGACTCATCAAGAGACATCGCATCTTAATCTTAATCTTAATTCTAATCTTAATTCTAAGAACGGCGAGACGCCCGTCGCGGCTGTCGCCGCCGCTGTGGAAAACACGGTGGAAAACCCGGCCAACGAACCGGATCCGTGGACGCCAGGGATCGAACTGCTCAAGACCGCAAAGATGACCGAAGCCCAGGCACGGCCCTTTCTCGGACGACTGGCACAGCAATACACCGCTGCAGAACTGCATACGGCTATCGCTGTGTCCTCAGAACAGAAACCCGCCGACGCCAAGGCGTTCCTCATCGGAGTGCTCAAGAAACGAGCGAAAGACAAGGCGAGGATCGAAGTCGGACGAAACGACGCTACGGACGATGATTGCACGGACTGCTGGAATATGCGTTGGACCGATCCGCCGCCCGAAGCGATCGCTGCCGGTTATGACGCCATTAGCTGTCCGTCCTGCCGCCCTGACGACTACGCCTTTGTCATGGCCCAGATCACCGCCAAACACCAGGAGGCCGCAACCGCATGACCGATCAAGACCAAGACCAAGCCCGCGAACGCATCGCGATCGAAGTCGAGCATTTACCACCGGCGGAATCACAGAAAGAGTACGACCGGCGGTGTGAGGAATTGGAAACAAAATGATCGTAATGCTAGACACAAGTCACGACCTAGACGAATGTGCCGAACAGTTAGGGCATCCGACGGAGCAGTTTTTCACACCACTAACTCGGTACGCCAATCGTCACCATGACCGCTATTTTGCTATTGATAACGGAGCGTTTTCGCGTTTTGATCGCAAGGCATTTGAAGCGTTATTGAATCGTGAGAAAGAGCGTCAACATCTATGCCGTTTCGTTGCTGTTCCCGATGTCGTCGCGTCAGCTCGCCGAACGCTGGAAGTTTTTGATTATTGGTTTCCGCTACTTGGCAGTTGGCCTCTCGCTCTCGTTGCTCAGGACGGTCAAGAAAATTTGCCGATACCGTGGGAGTTTTTATCCGCGATCTTTATCGGTGGCTCGACAAAGTTCAAAGAGTCGGAAAGTGCGAAACAGATTATCAAGGCGGCAAAGGCGATGGATAAATGGGTACATGTTGGGAGGGTAAATGATCCGGGCCGTCTCGAAGGGTTTTTACAACTCGGCGTCGATTCGGTGGACGGATCTGGAATCGCTCGTTACACCTGGATGCGAGAACGGATCGGCAGCAAGCCCGCGTTGTTCGCACGATCTGAGATGGTTGCAAACGTAACTTGAAACGGCGGTGTGAGGAATTGGAAAAGGAGCAAAAATGAAAATAACAACAGAACAATTCAACGAACTAAAACAGCAAACAGACGTAGCCGCGATACTCAAGGCGGTCGGGGTAGAGGTCGAGGATGAGGCGTGGCCGAAAGGCGAAGATTGGCATTGGTATATTGACGACGAGGGCGATGAATGCCAGTCAATTTATAAAGACCAGAAAAACGACCGTTTCCGCCTATCCCTCAACAACGTCCACCGCACCCGCGAGGACGCCGAGCATTACAAAGCCACGACCATACGCCGATGGCAAGCTGAGTGTGCTATTCGTAACTGGCGTGACAAGCATTGCCCGTTCGTGGCGGATTGGGCGGATGCCAAACAACCGAAATGGTTTAACTATTTTGACTATAGCGGAAAGCGATGGAAGCGAAATTCTTACTTAACATCCCAATTCCTTGACAACACCCCCTTCCCCACCGAGTCCGACGCCAAAGCGTGCCTCGATGCGTTGCCGAGCGAGTGGGAAGTTTTGAGGGAGACGGGAGGTTGATATGCACGATTTTGATTGTCCGTATTGTAAAGCACCGCAAGAAGTGTGCCACGATGATGGCTTCGGTTTAGACGAAAGCGAGACCTTTCAAACAGATTGCTCGGAATGTGGTAAACAGTTTATTTTCACAACTTCGTTTACCATCAACCATTACGCGGAAAAGGCTGACTGTTTGAACGACAACAACCACGATTTTCAGCCATCACAGACTTATCCAAAGATCGCCGCTCGCGTCAGATGTACTGTCTGTGACACCGAAGATCACAACGCAACCGCGAAGTATCGAGAGCAAGTACGAGAAGAATATCGACAACAAGGGCTGGATGACATCGGGTTGCCGATCAACCGACCAGTCTTCAGCTAACCGCGACCCGCTGCGTAGTGCGAGGAGATTGATAGCCCATAGAGGGCGAGGAGTGATTTATGGCAGATACAGCGTTACTAAAAAATGGCAGGAACGCATCATTGACCGAAGCAGGATGGGAAGTATGGCCCCACGTATCGGATACAAAAGAACTTGTATTCGATAGTCGATCATCTCTCGACAAATGGGCTGATAGCCACGATTTTTACGGCAAAAGGACAACAGGACAAACAAGCGGCGTGACCGCGAGGAGTGATATGAGCAGATACCACCAATTTACCACACCCGTGACAGTAGACGGTTCAGACGTTCTCGGAACGTATGGGCAACTGTTATGCAAGGCAGCAAGCCACGAATTTGCAGAGCGAATAGCCGACGCGAGACATTGCAGAGTCTTTTTTGACTTGCTTGTGCAGCAACCCGAGGGCCTTTGTTCGTTGCATTTCAGTAACGGGATCTTTCCAGATCGTGACGCGGGAGTGATAGACAAATCCGGCGTCAATAAATGAATCAAGAATCATCCCGGAGAAATCGCGCAAGCCAATGAATCCTTCTTTACCTTTCTGAATCGGCAAGTCCATACAGTGGACTGCGACGTTGCGGCCGGACCACATCACGCGTTCGAGTTCTTTGACGAGAATATTGAACGCGAACATAAATTCCTCGTAATTTGCCGAGTTGCCCATATCGGCAATGTGATCGCTGTACGTATAGAGCGACGCGAACGGCGGCGAAAATATCGAGAAACCGACCGATTCATCAGGTACGTCTTTGATAAGCCGTACACAGTCGCCCTTGCGAATCAATACATCATCGTTTCGCAGTTCGTCATTGTCTGACACATACGCGGCGATCTCGCCGGCCGATTGGTGCATTGCTTCCATCATTTGAGTTTGCATATTGATAAACTGCCTTTCCTTTCGTTGGATCGACGCGACCACATTTTCCATCGTGTCGGTCGTGATTAAGTAGATGTTGACGTTCTCGGTCTGTCCGAACCGGTACGAGCGGCGAATTGCCTGATAAAGCCCTTCGAATGAGAAATCGAGAGACGCGAAAACTTGGTTGTGACAATGCTGATAATTGAGGCCGAATTGAGCGATCTTCGTTTTGGTCACGAGTACGCGAAAGTCACCGTTCGCGAATCCGAGCAGTTTCTTTTCCTTTGCCTCGGGCGATTCATTGCCGCGAACCTCGACGGCATCAGGAATGAGAGCCTTCATATGGTCGGCTTCTTCGTTCTGTTTGACCCAAACGATAAAAGGCTCGTCAGATGCGTTCGCGATCGCCGCGGCTTCCGCCAGACGGTCAACTTTTGTGATCCGAAGTTCCTGATTAAAGTTCGTGGCAGACACGGCGACGGCGTTGAATAGCATCCCGTTGTCGCGCCGTTCGGTCGCGATCTTCTTTTCGATAAAGTTAAGATCGGGAAGATCATAACCGGCTGCTGAGAATCCAATATCAGACGGTTTTGACAGCATCACCGACCACGACGCCACGAACCGCCAAAAGATCGATTCAGCATGCCCCTTTAGCCGCCATTTAGCCGTTTCGCCGCCGTCGTGAACAAAATACATCGAGAGCATTTCATTGCGGCTCATCACGTTCAAAAACTCGGCGTGATTGCCAAGTTCCATAACATCATTCGGTGACGGCGTTGCGGTGCACGCGAGCTTGAACATTGTGTCGGCAAATCCCTCAATGATCAGTTGTTTGGTTTTCCCGTCGAAGTTTTTAAGGATTGAGCTTTCATCCAGAACGATGCCAGCGAACAGTGAGCAGTTGATATTGTCGATCTGTTCGTAATTCGTGATGTAAACGCCTTGCTCTGTCTGATCGGTGTATTTCTCGACCGAGATGCCGAACTTGTCGCCCTCTTTGATAGTCTGTCCTGAGACGGCAAGCGGAGCCAGAATCAACACAGGATGACCGGTATGCTCTGCCACGAGCCGAGCCCATTCGAGTTGGATCAGCGTTTTACCGAGCCCGCAGTCTGCGAAGACGGCATACCGGCCTTTCTTGAGTGCGGTTTTGACGATCCATCGCTGAAAATCGAATAGATGTCTATTCAGGCCCATGTCCTGAACGTCAAAACCTGATTCCGTCACCCGCACGATCTTGCTCTCAAGAAAGCGGTCGTAGTCTGTCTTTTTCATATCTCCGTGCATATTCGTTTCCTAGACTGCCTTGGCTGTCTCGACTTCCGCCCGCGGCAGTTGATCGGCCTTGAAATACCTTGGGATGCCGCATTCGCCGGCGGTGACCATTTCGACGCGGGCTCCGCGTGACTCGTTCCAGTTGGCGAGGAACAGTACCGCGTCGGCCTGGGTAAGCATGATCTGCAGGGCGTCGGCGAGGTATTCGCCGTATTTGCGGCCCGGCGTCTGATCGACCAACGCATGCGGATTGAGCGGCGTGTGCCCGGCCTTTTCGATCAGCATCTCGGCCCACATGAACGCCGCCTCGACCTCTTCGCCCGAAAGCCCCGTGATCTTGCCTGCAATGTAAATTTTCATTTCTCTCGTTCCTCTAAAACCTCGGGCCATTCGGCACCGCATCGCGGCTTGGGGACGAGATAAATGCCCTGCTTATTGAGATCTGTCTCAAATTCACGCATCGCGTCCCTCGCCGAATCGACCGCCGTCTGGCATCGCTCGGCCATCAGCCGATACTGTGCCGCCTTTCCCGTCTGATACAGCCAAGCCAGCAGCAGGATCACCGTGAGCGGCATCAAAACTATCTCGAGTGATGTAAACATGTCTCTTATCTCCGTGTCCCCGTGTCTCCCTGTCTCCGCGTCTTCCCAAAGCGACTGCCATCACCGGCCCAACGCCGCCATAAAAATGCCAAGCCGCCGTCACCAACTCCGAAACCGCCTCATGCGTCGTCATGACCGCTCATTCGGATCCACTGCCGCATTTATCCCGCGGCCGATGACGACGATCACCAGCAAAACAAAAACTGTCACGAGTGTTCTCATATCTTTAGGCTCCTATGTATTCCCAGACCGGAATATCGCGGCCGTGGGCAGCGATGCGGACGGATGAGATGTAACGGCCGGTCTTTCGCCATTGGTCTTTGCCGCGAAACATGCTGCCGGCACCGTTGCCGAGTTCTTTGCTGCTGATCTGCCGCTCGAACATCACCCGCTGCACGTCGTCTGCCGTCACGAACCCCTGCAGCCGCCCGAGTTCGCGGGCAATTGCCTGGACCTTCAAAACCACCGAGCCCGCATTCTCCGCCGCCACCGCGATCCCGATCTCCGCCCGCCGCTGCGATTCGGCGTAATTAAACAAAGGTAAATCGTTCATATCTCCGCGTCCCCCGCGTTCTCCGCGTTAAAATCGTCCTACCGTTCCAGCTTCGCCTTATGAGCGAGCAACGATGTTTCCGACGTGTTGACGAGCGGTTTGAGGATGGCGAGGATATCGAGCAGGCGTTCGGTCTCGGCCAGGTCGAGCGAACCGTCGCTGATCCCTTGCATAAATTCCTCAGTAAACCGCGAAAATTCGTGAAACTGTTTCTGTATCGCCTCGCCCGGCTGACGGACGACGGCCGAACCGATATTCCGCTGCTCGTGATATTCGAGCCGCGTGATGTATCGCCGGATGCTCACCTTGCCTTTGGTCAGGCCCTCGGCAAATTTATCGAAATGGGCGAACGGATCGACCGCCTCGCACCGCTGGATCTGGTAAACGGCCTCAGCTGATTTGTCGAGCCCATAGGCCGCCGCCTTGATATTGCCGTCGAGCGTCTCTTCGGTCTCGGTCGTGAGGAAATCGTATCGTTCTCGCATATTTGTTACTTGAATCTTTCTGCCCCGTTGACAAGTAGGATCGTCGTCGCCTTGCGTTAATCTGTCATTACTGAGGGCGGGATCACCGCCTCGTGATCTTTGAAAATTGAACCCAATGCCGTCGTCACGGTCTCCCACACGCCTTTGACACGGTCGCCCCTGGGCGATATGCGGCA